GGCCTCGGCACGCAGCAGACCGAGCGCTTCCGCGTCTCGCTCGCGGCCAACGGCGGCAAATTGCCGCTCGTCGTCCTCTGCGCCGAGGACGAGCTCCCGGCCTGGGCGACCAAGTCGCGCGTCACCGCCGACACCGAGGCGATCCGCGAGCGGCTCGAGGCCGGCGAGTCGCTCCCTTTCGCGCGCCTCGGCGACCGCAGCCGGAGGATCAGCATCCGATGAGGAAGCGCAAGCCGTACCTGTCGCAGACCGTCCGCGTCGGACTCGGCGACCTCGCGCGCCGCGTCACGCCGGAAACGCCTGAGGAGTTTCAGGCGATCGCCTGGATCGTCTCTTCCATCGCGCATCATGCGGCGCTAACCTCGCGACCGCTCGACGGCGCAGGACGCGCCCATCTGTCTCCCGAGCAGCCGGCGGCCGTGCAACCGGCCGCCGGCAGGGAGACGCAGGAGACCACACCATGAGCCAGCAGCAGACGATGGGAGCGCTCGCGATCACGCGACGCGAGGGAGAGAAGGTATTCCTCGCGCTCGACGGCCGATCGCTCGGATACATCGACATCTCGCGCATCAGCGGAGAGAAGGTCGTGCTCGCGTTCGTGCTCGACAAGGCCGTGAAGATCAGGCGCGACTTCGACCAGGGAGCCTGCATCTACTGCGGCGCGGTCGAGTCGCTCGACCCGAAGGGAAGCTGCACGCATTGCAACCGAGAGAGGATGGACTGATGAAGGCACCGACAAACAACATCCACGGCGAAATCCATGTGGTCATCGACCGCTCCGACATCAACGACGAGCTTCCGGCCGTCGACCTCATCGCATGGTTCGAGGGGCCGCAGCTCGGCGACGACATGAAGGATCCGGCCATCTGGCTGACGATCAAGCGCAGCGAGGAGTCGCTCGGAAACTCCGACTACATGTTCCGCATCTCGATCGCCCGGATGCGCGCCCTGCTCTCGATGGCCGAGGCCATGCACAAGGTCGGCGACCAGGCATGGAAGGAGACGCTTGGAGAGGAGGACGACGGATGATGAATCCAAGCAGCATGATGCAGCGCCTCCAGCACGCGCACGACAACCTGTTCGAGATTCCGTCGCGAGATGTCCAGTCTCTGCTGAGTGACACGATCCTCTTCGTGCACGAGACGAACCGCGCGCTCCGTCGTCAGCAAGGGAAGGCAGACCTCCAGACTGCTCGCGAGATCTCGACGCGGCTTGCATCCGGATACTTCCACACCGACAACGCGAAGCTCTGGGGATTCGGCCGCGAGACGATCGACCGTCTCATCGAGGAGATCGAGTGGAGACGGCGCGCGATGCATGATCCGGAAGACGGCGCTCCGCATAAGTCTGATACGAACCAGATGCAGATCCTCAAGGACTGGGAAAGCCGATTCCCTCCACGATCGGAGAGCGGATCGCCGCTTGGAGGGCACGATGACGCGTGAGCAGAATGACATCGCAACGACGCTGCGCGACTGGTCTGTCCAGGCGCAGCTTCCGGAGACGCGAGAATCCACAGTCCGCATGAGGGCCGTCAACGGCTTGGCCATCGCTGCCGACGAGATCGAGCGGCTCCGCGCCGAACTTGTAAGCAAGGCTGACGAGTTGGAAAAACAGTACCGATGGCATCACCTAGCCACCGAAGCGTTCGCCGCTGAGAAAGAAGCAACCCTTCGGGAACTCCGAAAGGTTGAGACGGAATGCTCGATGCTGCGCGTCGAGTGTGGCCTTCTTGAGCGCAACGCCGAAACGACATACGAAAACCACAAGCGCATCGTGGCGGAACTCACCGCCGAGCGTGACGAGGCGAGGCGTTCTTGCTGTGAGTACGCAGCGATTGTTGATGGAGCAGACACCACGGAAGGAATGGAAAGCGGACGTTTCTATGAGATTGCTATGAACTATATGAAGGATCGCGGCTGGGACTGCTTCAAGGAGCACAAGGCATAACCGCGGAATGATCCGCAGGAGAGAGACATGAGCAGCTTCGAGACCGTCAGAATCAATCCCGAGATAGCTTCATCCATGCTGGCGAACCAGCGAACGAACCGAGCCATCTCGAGGCACACCGTCAACAAGTACGCGCGCGAGATCCAGTCGGGCAGATGGATCTCGTCGATCCTCTCGCCGATCGTCGTCGACGAGGAAGGCCGGCTGATCGACGGACAGCATCGACTTCAGGCGATCGTGAAGTCCGCAGTCGAGGTCGATGCCATCATCGTGCGGTCTGACACTCGCACCGTCGACCTGATGTGCGAGAACCGGGCGCGGACTGCGGCCGATCGCCTCAAGATCTTCGATGGATTCCGCGAGGACACCAAGGTGCTCGTCGGAGTCATGCGGCTCTGCCAGGCGAGGATGCGCGGAGAGCAGATCTCGACCAAGAGCAACCCGGACATCTCGTCCGTCGAAGAGATGCGCCATGCGATGCAAACGCTCGAGGATGTCGGATGCAACCTCGGGGGGATCGTCGTCGACGCGATGCAGATCTACAGGATGCAGATCATGCGGCCTCGGATGCTGTTCCCCGTCACAATCGCCTACAGCCTGGTCTCGGCCTGCACCGATGGAGTCTATCCGAGGATGATCGAGCACCTGCGCGCGATCTGCTCCGACGAATGGAACGGCCGCACGCCGGCGCAGAAGGCGACGCGCGTCCGCCTCATGGGATCCAAGGAGCTCCGCAACCCGCAGATCTACGCGGTCTGCAAGTCGTTCAACGATCCCTCGCTCCAGAGGATGCAGATCGAGTCTCGCTCCTCTGCTCCTGTCTATGTGCCGGATGTCGAGGACGGCCTCTTCGCGACGCACTTCCCGCGCGAGCAGGCAGGAGCGTCCGCATGAGCCGACCGCTCGACTACGCGCGAGACCATCAGCACGGACGCACCTCGATCGCCGTCGACGAGGTCAACGGCACGCTCCGCGTCTGCGCGATCGTCTCCCTCACGCTCCAGATCGGAGACGCGCCGCTCGCCATCTGCGACCAGGCCGCCATCATCATGCGCGACGAGCTCGAGAGCGCCGCGCGACACACCCCACCCATGCTCCGCGTCCTCGCGGACGAACTCGCCGAGAGCCGGCGGAAGGAAGCCACGCCATGAGCGGACAGACGACCGTACAAGTCAACCTCTCCGACGACTTCGACCCGCTGAACGACGACCTACGGGCCGACCTCCGAGCGGCCTGCGGCATCGACGGCGAAGACCACAAGTGGAAGATCGAGGTCGAGGTCGACATCGACCACGACTCGGGAGCGCTCTTCACGCTGCGCTCGAACCGCTCCGATTCCGGCGGATACCGCCGGCCGATCGGCTCCTTCTATGCGACGAAGCAGGAGCTCGAGATCGTCCTCGCGAACATGGAGGCCATGAGCGATGGGGACTGAGCAGCGCGACGCCTGGCACCGCTCGACGGGGCGCGCCGACGACGACGCGGCGCACATCATCCTCCGCTGGCTCCTCTGGATCCTCGCCATCGGATTCGTCGCCCTGGCGCTCCTCTGCTCCGGAGGGTACGGGATCCTCTGGTCTGTCCTGCCGATCTGAGGGCGTGACCTATGACCTCGAGGGAATCGCCGACGCCGTCCGATGGCTCCTCGAACTCTACGACGAGGATCCTCCGCTCAGTAGGCTTTCACCCTACGCGCGGCGTCATTCACGCGACCGCGTTCCTGCGGAAGAACGATCACGCGAAGGAGCGAGGCCGTGAGCTCCGCGAGTCGCTCGAGGCGCAGGGATGCAAGTACATCAGCGATATCATCGCGACGCGCGTCGAGGAGCACCAGGTCGCGGACATCATGCTCCGCATAGCACGGCAGCGCGTGCGCGACCGAGCGCGCAACGGATAACGAGCCATCTTCACCCTTGCGACCGCCGGCCCTCCCCAGAGTCGGCGGTCGTTTCTTTCCTATCCTGAAAAGAGCGCGCGGCAGGAAAGCGCTCCATCAGCCGATGGAAGGCCCGATGGGTTCGCTATCACGGCAGAAAGGCAAGCGCGCGGAACGGCAGGCGGCGAAGGCCGTCGCCGGCGCGCTCGGCGTGGAGGCTCGTAGGTCGGTGCAATACTGCGGAGACAACGGTGACGCCGACCTGACGACGACGCTCGAAGGCGTGCACTTCGAGGTCAAGGCCCGGGCCTCGCACGGATGCCTTCGCTTCATGGAGCAGGCCGAGGAAGACGCGAAGGAAGGCGAGATCCCGGTCGTGCTGCTGCGCGAGGACGGCGATACGCGCTTCTTTGCGCTCGTCGAGCTCACGCACATTCGCACGCTGGCGCTGAAGATCGCGCGGATCGGAGAACTCCCGTGACCGTTGAGGATGTCCTGAAGGTTGTCTCCGTCGTGCTCATCCCGTCGATCGGCGCGGTCGTCTGGCTGCTCTCGCAGGTCTACGGCCTGCGCGCCGACCTCCGCGAGATCCAGCAGATCCTCCGAAGCGAGCGCGAGCAGAACGCGACGCGCATGACCAACATCGAGAACAGCGTCGCCAGGCTCGCTGAGGCGCTGCACGACCTGACGATGGATCTCGCGAGGCACGGCCTCGACGAACTCCGCAAGAAGCAGTAGACAGGGAGACACCATGCCGGAGACGAGGAGACCGTCTGCGAATGTGATCCAGCTCGACCTCGAGAAGACTGGACCCTATGCGGATCCGGTCTGGTTCCTGCTCCGTTCCGACGCGCATCACGACGCGGTCGGCGCAGACCGGGAGCTCGAGGAAAAGCACCTCCGTGAAGCGCTCGACCGCAAGGCCTACATCCTCGACATCGGCGACCTCTTCGACTGCATGCAGGGCCGCTACGACAAGCGCTCTGACCGCTCGGCGCTTCGCGAGGAGTACCAGCACGGGCCGTACCTCGACCGCCTGGTCGATGTCGCGGCCGAGCGCTACCGGCCGTTCCTCGAGCGCTGGGTGCTGCTCTCTCCCGGCAACCATGAGACGAGCGTCGCGAAGCACAACGACACGAACCTGACCGAGCGGCTGTATGCGCGTCTCAAGCCGCACGCGCCGCTCCTCCAGATGGGCACCTACCAGGGCTTCGTGCGGATCCGGCCGAAGACCTCCTCCGGCCGCATCGGGAACCTGACGGTCGCGTATCACCACGGCTTCGGCGGCAGCGCTCCGGTCACGCGAGGCACGATCCAGACGAACCGCATGGCGATCGCGTACCCGGACGCCGACCTTGTCTGGAGCGGCCACACCCACACCGAGTTCTATCTCTCGATCGCGCGGCTCCGGCTGAATGCGTCCGACTCTGTCGAGCGCGACGAGCAGATCCACATCCGGTCTCCAGGCTACAAGGAAGACCTCAAGAAGGGCGAGGGCTGGGCGGTCGAGAAGGGATTCATGCCGCAGTCGCTCGGCGCCTGGTGGATGAAGCTCTGGATCGAGAAGACCGCAAAGGGATCGCACGGCATCCGGTTCAGCGTGGAGGCCGCGAAATGACCGACGAGCCGAAGAAGTCGAAGCCGAAGCCGGCCGCGCCGCAGGCCAAGGACATCGAGGCCGGAGTCATGGCGCAGCTGGCGCGCGAGACCGTCGAGACCATCGGAGCCGACGCGGTGCTGATCGTCTGGACGAAGCAACGCCGAAGGAACACCGAGATAAACTCGACCGCGATCGGCAATATGCTCGCCGTGCATGGCCTGATGCGCCATGTCCGCGCGCGCATCGACGAGATCGAGGATCCCGATGATGACGAAGAGGAAGAGGACGAGTCCGAGGAAGACGACGAATAGGAGAACACCATGAAGAAGAGCTGGAAGACTTCGGCGGCAGGCATCGGCGCGATTCTCGTCGCGCTCGGCTCTGCTCTCTCTGCGACCTTCGACGCGGATCCCGTGACCGTGCCCGACTGGGGCGCGCTCGTCGCGGCGATCATCGCCGGCGTCGGACTGCTCGCCGCGCGCGACAACGACAAGAGCAGCGAAGAGGTGGGAGCGAAGTGAGATGCTCGACCGCATCGTCGCGGCCGTCGCGCTCGCGCTGCTCCAGTACCTCGAGCGCCGGATCGAGCGCGGCTCGACGGCCGTCGACGCGGCTCCTGATCGCGATCGCCTGCGCCGCGGCGGCGCTCGGATCCGCGAGTGGCTGCGCGAGAACGGTGCTCGTGACGGAGGCAAGCCCGGTGCGCGCCGGCCCTGAGTTCACGGGCCGCGTCTATGCGCTTGTGGACGGCGAGTGGCGGCTCTCGTCGGGAGCCGTGCAGATCCCGGAGGGCTGGTACATGGTGCCGCCGAGCTTCGTCGAGGGGCCGCACGAATGAAGGCGCGGAATCGCCTCAAGGCTCCTCCCATCGACGGGAGCGCCTGGCTGACGACCGGAGCGGTCGCGCAGATGCTCGGCTGTTCGCATCGGCACGCGTGCAAGCTCATTGACTCCGGTCGCCTGATCGGATGCAGGCTTCCCGGCTCGAAGCATCGGCGCGTGACCGCTGCTTCTCTGCTTGCATTCATGGAGCACTCAGGCGTCAGGAAGGCGCGCGGATGCTGAGGCACATTCCACCAGAGGCGGGCTTCAGGCTCGGCAACGGCCTGAGCTACTCGAACGGCCAGCTACAGTCGAGCGGAGGCGGCGGCTCGCTCTCCGTCGATGTGCAGGAGTTCACCGCCTCCGGAACCTGGACGAAGCCGACCGGCGCGCTCTGGGTTCGCGTGCTCGTCATCGGCGGCGGCGGCGGAGGTCAGGCCGGCACGACGGCAGCAGGCGGCATCGGCGGATGCGCCGGCCTGACCCAGATCGTTGAGTTCCGCGCGGCCGACCTCGGAAGCACAGAGAGCGTCACCTGCGGAGCCGGAGGCCTCGATGCCTCGCTCGGGAGCGACACGACCTTCGGCACCTCGACGATCTGGGTGCGAGCGACTGGCGGACGCGGCGCGAACGCGACCACAAGAACTCGAGACGGGTCGACGCTCATCAACGGATTCGGCGCAGGAGGAGCGGCCGGAGCGCCCGGCCGTCACGGCTTCGTCGACGGTTCCGGCGGCGGAGGTGGCGGAGGCGCAACGACTACGAGCAACGGCTCGGCAGGCGGCAAGGGCGGCTCCGGCGAATGGAGCGGCACCTCTGCTCAGACGGGAAGCGGCTCGGCTGGCGGAACCTCCGTGAGCCGCGCAGGCGTCGCAGGCACCGTCTCCTCAAATGGCTACGGGCACGGCGGAGGCGGCGGCGCAGGGAACAACGCAAAAGCCGGCGGCGCTGGAGGCAACGGCATTCGAGGATCCGGCGGCGGCGGCGGCGGCCGAGGATCGACGGCCGGCGGCGCGGCAGGCACCGGCGGCACGGGCTACGCCATCATCCACACCATCTGCTCAACATGATCCGAGTCGCACTCATCCTCGACGGAGTCGTCGCGCAGGTCGCAGTCTGGGACGGCGTCACGCCGTGGGATCATCCGCTCGACATGGCCGGCGTCGAGCTGACCGAGGGCGAGTGGTGCGAGCCAGGCGCGATCTACGACGCGAACGGTTTGCCGCGATTTGGCCCTCTGCTCTGACCGATCTAGCCTGTCCGATGATGTATGCTCTGATCCGAGACGGGCAGATCGTGGAAGTGCTGTCCTTTGAGCCGTGCGCTGCGCCTGGCGAGACGGTCATGCCGATGAGAGAGGCGATCGCGCTGGGGATCCCTTACGCATAGCAGAGGAGAAGAGAGCATGGGAACGACGGATATCGCATGGCGCTCGCAGATGAAGCAGGATCGCTTCGTCGCGGCGCTGCTCGACGGCAAGCGCGACGGCACCTTCGTCGACATCGGCGCGGGTCATCCGGAGCAGATCAGCAACACGGTCGTCCTCGAGCGCAAGTTCGGATGGCGCGGTCTGCTCTGCGACCTCGCGCACTACGACGATCTCCGCGCGCATCGGCCTACCGCGATCGTCATGAAGGACGCGCTCGTCCCGACGACACGCGACTGGGCCGACCACTTCCTGAGCGTCGAGCGCATCCTCGAGCACGAGCAGCGCGCCGCGCATCCGTGGTCGTGGAACAAGATGAAGCCTCTCACGGGCTGGATCGACTACCTCTCGCTCGACCTCGAGCCGCCGGAGATCACGATCGAGGTGCTCCTCCGTCTGCCGGCCGACTACCGCTTCCGCGTCGCGACCGTCGAGCACGACGAGTACCGCGACGAGAAGGGGCCGCTCCGCAAGGAGCTCGTCCGAACGCTGATGGAATGGCGCGGATACCTGCTCGTCGCGGAGATCGGTGACAAGGACTACGGCCCGATCGAGGACTGGTTCATCCACAAGGAGAGCGGGATCACGATCGAGCGCGCCGCGCAGGTGCTCGAGGAGATCGGTGTCGCATGAAGAGACAGCCCACCGAGAAGCCGACCCGCGAGATGCCGCTCGATCTCGATCTGATCGAGAAGCTCTCCTCCATCGGATGCACTCAGGAGGAGATCGCTGCGGTCGTCGGATGCACATCGCGCACGCTTCGCAACCGTGCGAAGGAGCAGATGCGCGCAGGCATGGAGAAGATGCGGGTCAGCCTTCGCCGATGGCAGTACGACAAGGCGAAGGAAGGCAATGTCACGATGCTTATCTGGCTCGGCAAGCAGTACCTCGGGCAGAGCGACCGCCAGGAGCAGAGGATCACGGAAGAGGTCGTGACCATCGAGCGCATCGCGCCAAAGATCGCTCTCTCGGAGTCGGCGTGATTGCGCGTCCGTCTGCCGTCGCTCGCGTCCGTCCTGCATCCCTCGCAGCGTGAGGTGCACGCCGCGCTCGCGCGGTTCTCCGTGCTCGAGATCGGCCGGCGCTGGGGGAAGACGACCTTCGGCATACAACTCGCGATCGACGACGCGGTCTCCGGCCGAAAGGTCGGTTGGTTCGCGCCTTCGTACAAGTACCTCGCCGATCCCGTGCGCGAGTTCGAGCGCGCGCTGAAGCCTGTCGTGCGGCGCATCGACCGCATCGAGAAGCGCATGGAACTGAAGACGGACGGCAGCATCGACTTCTGGACGCTTGAAGACATCGACTCAGGCCGTGGCCGATCGTACGATCGGATCGTCGTCGACGAGGCCGGCTTTGCGCCGCGTCTGCTCGAGGCATGGCGCGCTTCGATGCGCGCAACGCTCGCAGACCGCAAGGGCCGGGCGCTCTTCCTCGGCACGCCCAAGGGAACGGGCGACTTCCATCGGCTCTATCTCGAGGCCGAGGGCGACACAACAGGCGAGTGGCGCGCGTTCCGCATCGGCTCGGTCGCGAATCCGCACCTAGACCCGAGCGAGATCGAGGCCGCGAGACGGATGCTTCCGGCCGAGGTCTTCGCGCAGGAGTTCGAGGGCGTGCCGGCCGAGGACGGCGGAAACCCGTTCGGCCTCGACGCGATCCGAGAGTGCATCGCGCCAATGCCGGATACGGCCGTCGAATGCTGGGGCGTCGACCTTGCGAAGTCGCAGGACTGGACGGTCGCGGTCGGCCTCGACGGAGAGGGACGCGTCTGTCGGCTCGACCGATGGCAGGGGCCGTGGAGCGTGACGCGCGAGCGTCTCGCGCGCATGATTGGCGACAAGCCGGCGCAGATCGACTCGACGGGCGTCGGAGATCCGATCGTCGAGGATCTCCGCAAGGTCTGCCGTCGCGCCGAGGGATTCAAGTTCACCTCGCAGAGCAAGCAACAGCTGATGGAAGGCCTGCAACTCGCGATTCAGACTCGCGAGATTCGCTTCCCGGATGGTTGGTTGCGGAGCGAACTAGAGGCCTTCGGCTTCCGATACTCGGGGAGAGCCGTCTCGTATGAGGCGACGGTCGGGCACGACGACGGCGTCTGCGCTCTTGCGCTTGCCGTCCTCGCGCGAAGGCAGCGAAAGCCCCTCCTCCTGAAAGTCATCTGATGATCCTGAGCCGAATCAAGGCAGCACTCAACGCGAACCGCTGGCTCCAGTCCTCGATGCGGATCGTCTCCGGCGGCGGCGATGCCGCGCGCCAGCCGTTTTCGTATCAGGCCGCGGTCATGGCGAACCGCTCGTGGATCTACGCGGCCGCGCACCTGAACGCGCAGGCCGTCGCGAGCCAGCCGCTGCGCCTCTATGTGCGGTCTCGCGGAACGGCCGTGAAGCTCTGGAAGACGGCGCGGCCGTCGCGTGCGACCTTCGCGCGCTTCGCCGGCGAGCGCGACGATCGTCCGTCTCCCGTCGTCATGCAGAAGGCCGCGGAGTTCGGCGACGACTACGAGGTTGTCACCGAGGCGCATCCCGTCCTGACGCTGCTGGATCAGCCGAACGCGTACACCAACGGCTATGAGGCGACGATGCTCCGCGTGCTCTTTCAGGAGCTCACGGGCAACGCGTACCTCCACCCGGTCATCGACTCGCAGACGGGCGTCCCTGTCGAGCTCTGGTCGATGCCGTCGCAGTATGTGGAGATCGTGCCCGGAAAGACGCAGTTCATCGACGCGTACCTCTACGGCGCGTCGCGCGACCAGCGCCGGATCTTCGCGGCCGACGAGGTCATTCACTTCAAGCGCCCGAATCCCGGCGACCTGTACTACGGCCTCGGCAAGCTCGAGGCCGCATGGGGCGCGGCGACGATGAACGCGGCCGTGAAGGACATGGATCTGTCCTTCTTCCAGAACAAGGCGCGGCCCGACTACCTGCTGACGATCAAGAGCAACGCGTCGCAAGAGGAGATCGAGCGGCTCGAGGTGCAGATCGACGAGAAGCTCCGCGGCAAGGAGCGGACGGGACGCTTCCTGACCGCGACGGCTGACATAGACCTGAAGCCGATGAACTTCCCGCCGAAGGATCTCGGCGGACGCGAGGACATCGTCGAGGAGATCGCGGCCGTGTTCGGCGTGCCGGTCTCGATGCTGAAGGCGAACGATCCGAATCTCGCGAGCGCGACGGTCGGGTTTCAGTCGTGGAAGGCAATCTCCGTGCTCCCTCTGCTTCGCCTGGACGAGCAGACGCTGAACTCGCAGCTCCTCCCGCTCTTCGGCATCGAGGACGACGCGTTCCTCGCGTATGACTCGCCAGTCGTCGAGGACGAGAAGTTCGAGTTTGAGAAGCGCCGCTCGTCGGTCGCGGCCGGAATCATCACGGCGAATGAGGCGCGCAAGCTCGAAGGCCTCGAGCCTGTCGCCGACGAGATGGCCGATCGCCTGCTGATCAACGGCCAGCCGCTCGGCGGACAGATCCAGCCTTCTTTCAGCATCGGACTTCCGGAATCTGAAAATGAGATGAATCAGTCGGATGAGGTTGCAGATGCTCCTCAGGATCCGGTTCCTCAGCAGCAGCCGGAAGACATCGCATCTGCTGCTCTGAATGGTGCACAAATTGCGAGTCTTCTTGATCTTGCAAAGTCCGTGCAGCTCGGCGAGCTTCCTCTCGATACCGCGAAGACCATCGCTGAGGCAGCATTCCCAACGATCAACAGAACGAAGATCGACGAGATATTCAATCCCATCACGACGAACACCGCTAGTATTCAGACGGATACACCTGCCCCCGCTCCGCAGCCCGAGCGCAAGGACGCGCTCGCGGACTGCGTTTCCGAGAAGATCCCGACGCTCATCGCCGAGGGATACGAGCAGGATCAGGCCGTCGCGATCGCGTACTCGATGTGCCGAGACGGCAAGACGCTCGAGGACATCCTCGACGAGCGCCGCTCGGAGATGCGCTCGAAGGCGCTCTCGGACATCGACACGAAGCCTCCGCAGACGGTCGCCGACAACGCTCGCCGAGCGCTCGAGGTTCGCGCGCGGAAGCCTGAGTCGCAGCGCGGGATGACCGCGGTCGGCATCGCTCGGGCGCGCGACCTCGCGAACCGCGTCGAGCTATCCGAGGACACGATACGGCGGATGCTCGCGTATTTCGAGCGTCACGAGGTCGACAAGCAGGGCGAGACATGGGACGACCAGGGCAAGGGCTGGCAGGCTTGGAACGGCTGGGGCGGCGACGACGGCTTCGCGTGGGCGCGTCGCAAGGTCGAGCAGTTCGACCGCGAGCGCGAGCGCAAGGCCGCAGGCAAGTCGTGCGGATGCTGCGGCGACAAGCCGTCGCGCGTCTTTACGAAGCGCCTCTGGTCTGATCTGGTCACGAAGGCGAGCGAGCGCGACGCCGAGCGCGAGTTCGACAAGATCACCGAGCAGGAGCAGGAGATCGGAAAGGCCGTCTCGAAGGTGCTCGAGAAGCAGGTCGCCGAGGTCATCGCCGCGATCCGCAAGGAAGGCAGGCCGACGCGCGCGACCGTGCAGAAGGTCGAGAAGATCCTCCGCGAGAGCCGCTGGAACGCGGAGCTCGTCAACGCGCTCCGGCCGTACCTCGCGGACGCTATCACGCAGGGCGTCTCGCTTGGCCTCGACACGGTCGGCAAGATGGTTGCCTCTTCTGGAGCATCTGGAGACCCATCGGATCCACGACTTCCGAACCTCGATGTGACATTCCAGCCGGCGCGCGACGACCTTCGCGCCTACGCGCAGTCCGAGTCCGTGCGCCTAGCTCGCATGGCCGCTGCCGGAGTCAACCGCTATACCTCCGTTCGCGTCGGCGAGATCCTCGGAGACGGCATTGCGGACGGCGAGACCATCGACCAGCTCGCGAGCCGCGTGCAGGACTGGGCAGGCGAGAAGGGCGACGCAGACCGCGCAACGCGCAACCGCGCCGTGACGATCGCTCGCACCGAGGCGCAGCGAGCGACGCGCAAGGCAGAGCTTGAGGCGTGGAAGTCGACGGGCATCGTCGAGGGCAAGACTTGGCTTCTCGCGCCCGATCCGTGCGAGTTCTGCGAGGCCGCGGCGAAGGCGTTCGAGTCGAAGGCCGTCGGCCTCGACGACTCGTTCTACCAGAAGGGCGAGACGCTCGAAGGTGCGGACGGCGGCGCGCTCGTCCTCGACTACGAGGCGATCGACGCTCCACCGCTGCACCCGAACTGCCGCTGCTCGATGGAGCCGAAGCTCGCCGGCGAGTACGGAGCGATCCAAGACGAGATCAACGCCGAGGTGGACGCTCACTTCGAGCAGCTCAAAAGGGAGCAGCAGGCATGAATAGCATGATCGTGAAGGCGCTCGCGGCCGAGGTCTCGGCGACTGCGAAGGGGTTCACCGCGACGATCACCGCGGAGACCCTCGACCGCGACGGCGAGGTGCTGATCCCGCAGGGAATGAACTCCCGCGAGTTCGACCAGAATCCCGTGCTCTTCTGGAATCACGACTACGCGAAGCCGGTCGGCAAGTGCGTCGGACTCAAGCGCGGCGAGCGCGCGATCGTCGGCGAGTTCACCTTCGCGAAGAAGCCCGACGGCTATGTCGGCGAGTTCTTCCCCGAGGTCGCAGCGGCGCTCGTCGGTCAGGGCATCGTCAACGCGGTCTCGGTCGGCTATGTGCCTGAGTCGGGCGGCGTGCGACGCGCGACGGACATCGACCGCAAGAAGTACGGCGACGATGTGCAGACGATCTTCTCGCGCTGGAAGCTGCTCGAGGTCTCGCTCGCTCCGCTCCAGGCGAACCCGGACGCGCTCATCACGGCCGTGAAGAAGGGTCTCGTCTCGCCCGTCGCCGCGAAGCAGTTCTTCGGCGTCGAGGCTCCGAAGCGCACGGTCGTGACGATCGAGCTCCCGGCCGCGCGCTCAACCGCTCCGAGGCCTCAGCCGATCAGCATCGCGGAGATCGCTCGTCGCGAGGTCGCTCGCGCGCGCGGCTCTATCTACCTCTGATCCTGCGACGCGACCTACGGCGAGTGCCTGCAAGAGCGTCTTGATGGTGCAAGAGGCGGATCCCAACGGAGGATCTGCTCATGCAGACCATGAATCTCGACAAGTTCCGCGAGGCGCTCACCCTCGCGGCGCGCGTCAAGGGCGAGCCGGGCGTCGTTGCCCAGAAGAAGCTCATCCTCGACCGCTACATGATCGTCGACGCCGACGGCGTCGCGGTCGATCCCGAAACCCTCGATGTCACCATCGCTCCGGCCGCGCCTGCGGTCGAAGAGGACGCCGCCAAGCCGGCGGAGGAAGACCCCATGACCAACGAAGAGATCACCAAGAGCGTCCGCGCAGTCGTCGCTGCGGAGCTCAAGGCGTCGCCGCGCGCGAACGCCGTCGTCGCCGAGCCGAAGGCCTGGGAGACCGCCAAGGTCTACGGCAAGCTGAAGAACCTCACGAACAAGGAGCAGGCCTTCCGCTTTGGCACCTGGTGCCTCGGCGCGATGGGCCACAAGAAGTCGGCTGACTGGTGCGCGGCCAACGGCCTCGCGCTCCGCACCAAGGGCCACACCGAGGGCGTGAACAGCGCCGGCGGCTTCCTTGTGCCTGACGAGTTCGAGAACGAGCTCATCACCCTCCGCGAGCAGTACGGCGTGTTCCGTCGCAACGCGCGCATCTGGCCGATGTCGAGCGACACGCTCCGCATCCCGAAGCGCTCGTCGACCCTGACCGCCTACTTCGTCGGCGAGGCCGCTGCCGGCACCGAGTCGCAGCAGGTCTTCGACAGCGTGCAGCTCGTCGCGAAGAAGCTGATGGCTCTCACGACCGTCTCGAGCGAGCTGCTCGAGGACGCGGTCGTGAACATCGGTGACGACATCGCGGGCGAAATCGCTTACGCGTTCGCGCTCAAGGAGGACGGATGCGGCTTCCTCGGCGACGGCACCTCGACCTACGGTGGCATCGTCGGCCTTGAGAACGCGCTCACGAACGCGACCTACCAGATCAGCGACGGAGCTGCGACCGCTGCGAGCGGCGTGCTTCTCGCCGAGATCAACGCCGCCTTCGGCAAGCTCCCGGCGTGGGCCTACCAGCGCAACGGCGTGAAGATCTACTGCCACAAGTCGGTCTATCACAATGTCTTCGAGCGTCTCGCAATGGCGGCTGGCGGCGTGACCGCTGCCGAGATCGCGGCCGGAATGCAGCCGCGCTTCTTCGGCTACCCGGTCGAGTTCGTTCAGGTGATGACTGCGTCGGCCA